AAACATGAACGCTTCAAGGTCGAGGGGCTGGCTGAATTGGCCAAAGCCCTGCGCGAATTGCCCGACCGGGTGGCGAAGAACGGCCTGCGCGTTTCGGTTTATGCCGGAGCCAAAGTCATCCGCGATGAAGCCCGCATTAGAGCCCCAAAGGCGGCCGAGGTCCTGGGGCCCAACCAGCCACCACCCGGAACGCTCAAGCGCTCGGTGATCATGAAGCAGATCCCTGAACTCTCCAGCCTCACGCGCCAAACCTTCTTCGTGACGGTGCGACACGGTAAGAAGTTCCGCAAGCAAGGCAAGAAGGGCAACCTGTCTCAGGATGCCTGGTACTGGCGCTTCGTGGAGTTTGGCACTCGCAAGATGCGCGCGCGGCCATTCCTGCGGCCAGCCCTGGAAGCCAAGCGACGCGAAGCGGTGCAGGCCATGAAGGACCGGCTGAGTGAGCGCATTGAGCAGGAAGCCAAGAACCTCTACAGGAAATAGCCATGCAGGACTTCTTTGATGCCATCAAGGATTTGGCCGGTGGTGAGGTCTACGCGCTTGTCGCTGCAGAAAACACCCAGTACCCAGCCATCGTCTACACGCCCATCGTGCAGGAGCACATCTTCGGCATTGATGGGCCGCATGGCTTGCAGCGCGTGCGCGTGCAGGTCGACACCTATGCCAGAACGTACCAGGAGGCCTTGCACCTGCAAGACCAAGTCCTGGCTGCGTTGCTGGCAGACAAGAGCACCGTCGCAGATGTGCGCATGGGGCTGTCCGAATTTGAAGATCAGGCCCGGCTGTACCGGGTGAGCGTGGACTACACCTACCACCGGCTGGTGAGTTCACCGTAAAACAAGGAGCATATGCATGAGCAGCACCGCAATTACCGCGCAAGGCATTGCCATTGCCCGGTTTGGTACCACCGCCTTTGAAACCATTCCCAACGTGGTCTCGTTTCAGGGACCGGGCGGGCAGGCCGCCGTGATCGATGTCACCAATCTGGCCTCCACCGCCAAGGAAAAGCGCGTGGGCCTGCGAGACGAGGGGCAGCTGTCCCTGACCCTGCACTACAACCCCGACGATCTGGTCCATCAGGGCCTGAGAACCGACCGTGCCAACCGCGTGCGACGTCAGTTCAAGATCACTTTCACCGACACCAACCCTGCCACCTGGACCTTCTACGGCTATGTCACGCACTTCAGCGTGCAAGGCGGCGTGGACGCGGTGGTGCAGGCCTCCGTGACCATCGAGATTGATGGCGACATCACCGAGGCTTAAGGAGACAGACCCATGTTGACCCGTGAACAAATCCTTCAATCTGACGATCTGCCCCGTGAAACTGTGCCTGTGCCCGAGTGGGGCGGTGAGGTGCAGGTGCGCACCATGACCGGTACCGATCGCGATGCCTTCGAAGCGAGCTTGATTGGCAAGGAAGGCCGCCTTGAGAACGTCCGCGCCCGTTTGGTGTCCCTGACCCTGTGCGATGAAAGCGGCAGTCGCCTTTTCAGCGATGGTGACATCGCAGCTCTCGGCGGCAAAAGTGCCAAGGCACTGGACCGGGTGTTTGCTGTGTCCCAGCGCTTGAACGGCATTGGCGCCGATCAGGTGGACGCTGCAAAAAACGACTGATCGCCCATCCCTCGCGGCGCTTTGTGTTCCGGCTGGCGCTGGCTTTGGGCCTGCCGGTGCGCGAGATGCTTGCATCGATGGGCTCGGACGAGCTGACCGAGTGGATGGCGTACTACCAGCTCGAGCCCTTTGGGGACTATCGGGCTGATTACAGGTCCGGTGTGGTGGCCTCCACCTTTGCCAACGCCCACCGGGCCAAGGATGCGGGTCCGTTCAAGCCAGAGGACTTCATGCCCTTCCTGGACAAACCCCAGGCTACCCAACCCCAAGATGAAACCCAGCTCAATGTGGCCCGTTTCAAGGCCATGTTCGCGCACAAAGTTCGCGCATAACGTAGGCAAGCAACATGGCTGATATCGGCTCCCTGGTGATTAAACTCGCAGCGGAAACGGCCGATTTCCGGGAGGATTTAGGCAAGAGTGCGCTGCTGTTGGAGCGTCACGCTGAATCCATGCGTGGCTCCCTGGAGAAGGTGGCCGAAGTCGCCAAGACCACCTTTGCCATCGCCATTGGCGTGGAATCGGTGGGGGCGCTCAAAGAGCTGGTCATGCACACGCTCGAAACTGTGGCCGCCCTGCAGGACCTGGCCGAGCAGACCGGAGCGAGCGCCACGGCGCTGTCCGGTTTTGCACCGGTGGCCACCATTTCAGGTGTGGCCATGGAGCAGATCGGGGTGGGTCTGACCAAGCTCTCCAAAGGGCTGGCAGGAGTCGATGATGAAACCAAGGGGGCCTCACAGGCCCTGCAGTTTCTGGGCATCAAGGCCAAGGATGCAGGGGGCAACCTGCGTGATCCGGCTGAGGTCATGAATGACATTGCCCTCAAGCTCTCGAACTTCGAGGACGGGGCGGGCAAGACGGCCATTGCGCTAGAACTCTTCGGCAAGTCCGGTGCAGGCTTGCTGCCCTTCCTCAAGGACCTGGCCGCGAACCAGGATCTGAACATTCGGCTGACCGAAGCAGAAATCGAGTCGGCCGAAAAAGCCTCCAAGGCCATGGGCCGGATGCGGGCCGAGCACAACTTCGTGGCCCAAACCATCGTGACGGCGGCGCTGCCAGCGCTGGAAGAACTTGTGGGTGAGCTCAAGGCCGTGATGCTGGGCACGCACAACACGGCAGAAGCCATGGTCAAGCTGCGTGATGACGGCACGCTCAAGACCTGGGCGCAGGACACGGCCTACGGCATTGCGATCGTGATCGATGCGCTGCGCGGTGTGATCCAGATGGCCAAGGCGGTCATGGGCAGCTTCGAGGCGGTCTGGGCCGACATCGAGTTGCTCGGCACCTTTTTGGCCGGTGGCAAGGGCTTGAACCCGTTCTCCGAGGAGAACCAGGCCACTCTCAAGACCGCACTGGAAAAACGCAATGCGATTGTCGAGAAGGCCAACCAGACCTACGTTGACTTGTGGAAGATGCCCTTGCTCGCTGATGCGGTCAAGGAACGGTTCGACGCCATCAACCGGGGTGAGACCGAAGCAGCAGGTGAAGCAGCTAAACCGAAGCTCAACTACAACTCAGCCACTGGCGCACTCACTGCTGCGGCCATGGCCAAGATCGAGAGCGACATCAAGCAGCTGCAAGGGCTGACGGATGTCGAGACGGGCTTGCTCAAGGACCGGCAAAAGATCATCGATCTGTACGAGGGGCAGGGCTACATCAGCTACAAGGATGCCAGCGAAGCACGCCTGAATGCTCAACAGGACTTCACGGACCGCCTCGCTGAAATCTATGCACAGGAGGAGTCGATCCTGAAACGAGGCTTGGCCACTGTGGCCAAGACCACCCAGGACAAGCTCAAACTCCAGGACAAGCTCTCTGAGATCACCCTGCGCCGGGAAAAGCTCGAGCGCGAGGCGCAGCAGTCGAACCTCGAGCGCGAGATCAAGCTGCCCGGCGAAACGCTCAAGGACCTGCAGGAGCAGGTGGCCAGAAGCCAGGGCCAGTTGCGCTCGACCGAAGAGCAGATCAAGGTCCTGCGCGAGACCGGCTCGATCAGCGAGATCGATGCCCTGCGACGACTGTCCGCTGCGCGCAAATCCAGTGCGGATGAACTGGCCGATTTCGCGGCAAAGGCCCGGGAATTGGTGGAGGCCACCCAGGGCAATGACAAGTTGGCCGAATCCTTCCGACGCATCGAAGAAGCTGCCCGTCAGGCGGCCGATGGCGCGAAGCTACTGGGTCAACGGGCGCTGGAGTTGTCAGACCCAGGCGCTGGATTTGCCAAGGCGCTGCGCACCCTCGGTGAAGAAACTGAGCAGGTGGGCAAGCAGATGGAGGCGGTGACCACCAAGGCCTTCAACGGCATGACCGATGCGCTCACCAATTTTGTGATGACGGGCAAGCTGGATTTCAAGTCGTTGGCCACCTCCATCATCTCGGACCTGATCCGCATCCAGATCCAGCGCGCGGTCATGCTGCCCATGGCCAAGGCGCTGGGCAGTCTGTTTGGATTTGCCGATGGCGGGGTCATGACTTCTTCGGGCCCTTTGCCGCTGCGCGCGTATGCCAGTGGCGGGGTGGCCACCACACCTCAGTTGGCGGTCTTTGGCGAGGGCTCCATGGCCGAAGCCTATGTGCCGCTGCCAGATGGCCGCTCGATCCCCGTGACCATGAACCAGTCCGCATCCGGGGGCGGGGACGTTTTCAACGTCTCGGTCAATGTGGTCGAGGGCGGGGTGACTACCAATGCGGGCGAAGGCAAGGAACTGGGCAGGGCGATTTCCAGTGCGGTGCGTCAGGAATTGCTCAACCAGAAGCGGGCCGGTGGCCTGCTGGACCCGCGTCGGCAGTGACGCATTGAAGGATTTGCATGGCGACATTTACATGGATCGCCTCGATCGGGGCATCCCTCACCGTCAAACCCAATGTCCGCAAGGTCTCCTTTGGGGATGGCTACGAGCAGCGCCTGGCCTACGGCATCAACACGCAGCCCGAGGTCTGGTCGCTCGAATTCCGGGGCAAGTCCACGGCAGACGCTGCAGCGATCGACAACTTTCTGCGCGCACGGGGCGCGGTCCAGTCCTTTGACTGGACCACCCCAAGCGGCATTGCGGGCAAGTTCCTCTGTGAGGAGTGGAGCCGCAGCATCGAAGAACCCAATTTGGAAAACATCCACGCCACCTTCCGGCAGGTGTTTGATCTGTCATGACCAGCCAAGCGATCACCTCAGAAATTCAGAAGCTGGCCCCGAGCGCGGTCATCGAGCTTTTTGTGCTGGACCTGTCTCTCTTCAACGAGGGGGTGGTGCGGTTTCATGCGGGCACCAATGAGCTGCGCCGTCAGGTGGTCTGGCAGGGCAACACCTACGAGCCGTTTCCCATCCAGGCCGAAGGCTTCGAGTTCAACGGCAACGGTCAGGTGCCTCGCCCCAAACTGAAGGTGGCCAACGTCACAGGCAGCATCACCGCGCTCATCCTGTCCTACCAGGACCTGGTGGGTGCCAAAGTCACCAGAAAGCGCACGCTCCTGAAGTATTTGGATGCGGTGAACTTTATTTCTGGGGCCAATCCGACAGCGGACGCCACTGCTGAATTCGCCGACGATGTGTATTTCATTGACCGCAAGTCGCGTGAAACCCGGGATGTGGTCGAGTTCGAGTTGGCCGCTGCCTTTGATCTGGAAGGAGTGTCTCTGCCCCGGCGGCAGATCGTGCAAAACGTCTGCCCCTGGCTCTACCGTGGCTCTGAATGTGGTTACACCGGCACTGCTTACTTCAATGCCAATGACGAAGCCGTGAGCTCCCGAGCGCAAGATGCGTGTGGCAAACGTCTGGTGTCCTGTCAGAAGCGCTTCGGGGCGAACGCCGAGTTGCCCTTTGGCGGGTTTCCTGCAGCGGGGTTGATTCGGTGATGCTCGAAACCAACCAGACGCTGGCGCTGGCCCACGCTGCACGGGAGTTTCCCCGCGAAGCCTGTGGCCTGCTCGTCATTCACAAGGGCCGGGAGACCTATGTCCCTTGCCGCAACATCGGTGTGGGGACCGACCAGTTCGTGATCCACCCCGAAGACTATGTGCGCGCTGACCAGCTTGGCGAGATCGTGGGTGTGTTTCATTCCCACCCCAACTTGAGCCCTGAGCCTAGCCAGGCCGACCGGGTGGCTTGCGAAGCTACAGCGCTGCCCTGGTTCATTGCAAGTTTCCCGGCTGCGCAGTGGACTGAGCTGCACCCGCAAGGCTATGTCGCACCGCTGGTCGGGCGCGAATGGTCCCATGGTGTGCTTGACTGCTACTCGCTGATCCGAGACTGGTACGCCCAGGAGCGCGGCATTGACCTGCCTGATTTCGCACGCTTTGACGAGTGGTGGAAGCGCGGCGGGAATCTCTATTTGGACAACTTCGCTGGCGCAGGTTTCCATGTGGTGGAGGCCTCCGACATGAATCCGGGCGATGTCCTGCTGATGCAAGTCGCATCGCCTGTACCGAATCACGCTGCCATTTACCTGGGCGACGGACTCATCCTGCACCACCTGCAGGGCAGGCTTTCCAGCCGCGATGTCTATGGTGGCTACTGGCTAAAGATCACCACCCACACCTTAAGACATCAACTTTTGCACGAACTTCTGCATGGTCACGATCCTTCTTCTCGGTGAACTGGGCAAGCGCTTCGGGCGACGCCACAGGATGGCAGTGGCTTCAGCGGCTGAGACCGTGCGCGCTTTGTGTGCCAACTTCCCCGGATTCGAGCGGGAGCTGGTGGCCTCGGGTGAGCGCGGGGTGGGCTACCGGGTACTGGCCGGGCGTGAGGCCTTGAGCCTGGAGCGGCTGCACGAGCCCAGTGGGCAGCAGCGCATCACCATTGCGCCGGTCGTGTCCGGTGCCGGGGGCAATGGCTTGGGCCAGATTCTTTTGGGTGCTGCGCTGATTGCCGTGTCTTGGTGGAACCCGATGGGCTGGGCCGCAGCAGGCTCGTTTCTGTCTCAGGCCACGCTGTATTCGGTGGGCACTTCGATGATTTTGGGAGGTGTGGCCCAGATGATTGCTCCAACGGCCAAGGCGCAGGACCCGTCTGAGCGGCCTGAGAACCAGCCCAGTTATGTTTTCAACGGGGCGGTCAACACCACCGCGCAGGGCCATCCCGTACCCGTGGGTTACGGCCGCCTCATCGTCGGATCGGCCGTGATCAGCGCGGGAATTGATGTGGACGAGATCGCAGTATGAACACCCCTGAGTCTGGATTGATCATTGGCGCAGGCGGTGGCGGCAAAGGTGGGGGCGGCAGTGCCCGCGTGGCGCAGGAAGCGCCCGACAGCCTGCGCTCCAAGGCCTATGCCCGGGTGGTGGATCTGGTCTGCGAAGGAGAAATCGAGGGGTTGGCTGCTGGCTTGCAGTCGGTGTACCTGGACGACACTCCAATCCAGAACCCGGACGGCAGCTACAACTTCACCGGTGTCACGCTCGAAACCCGGCCCGGCACCCAGCAGCAAAGCTACATCCCTGGCTTCTCCTCGGTAGAAAACGAGGTGGCCGTGGGGGTCGAATGCAAGGCCAACCAGCCGGTGGTGCGAACTATCAACGATCCGGACGTGGATGCCGTGCGCATCAAGGTCAGCATCCCGACCCTGACGCTGCAAGACACCACCAATGGAGACCTCAACGGAACCTCGGTCAGCTACGCGATCGATGTGCAGGCGCACGGCGCAGGTTTTGTGCAGGGCCTCTCGGACACGGTCTCGGGCAAAACCACTTCCCGTTACCAGCGCAGTTACTACATCCCCCTCACTGGCACTGGTCCCTGGGATGTGCGCCTGCGTCGCATCACGTCCGACTCCACGCAGACCAGTCTGCAGAACAAGACGTTTCTGGAGTCCTACACAGAGGTCATCGAGAGCAAGCTGCGCTACCCCAACAGCGCCTTGATGGCCCTGCGGGTGGATGCCTCGCAATTCACCTCGATCCCCCGGCGCAGCTATGACCTCAAACTCCTGCGTGTTCGGATCCCCTCGAACTACTTTCCCGAGACCCGCTCGTATGCCGGGGTTTGGGACGGAACTTTCAAGGTGGCCTGGACGGACAACCCGGCCTGGTGTTTCTATGACCTGGTGACCAGCACCCGCTACGGGCTGGGAAGCTTCATCCCCGAGTCGCAGGTGGACAAGTGGGCGCTGTACCGGGTGGCCCGCTACTGTGACGAGCTTGTGCCCAATGGCCTGGGCGGCTATGAGCCGCGCTTTACCTGCAACCTGTACCTGCAAAGCCGCGAGCAGGCCTACAAGGTGGTGCAGGACATGGCCTCGATCTTTAGGGGCATGGCCTATTGGTCTGGCGGTGCCATCACCGTGACGCAGGATGCGCCCCAGGATCCGGTCTACCAGTTCACGGCAGCCAATGTCATCGGTGGCGAGTTCGCCTACCAAGGGTCGTCCGCCAAGGCTAGGCACACGGTTGCTCTGGTCAGCTGGGTGGACCCCGATGATTTCTACCGACAGAAGGTGGAATACGTCGAAGACATGGCAGGCATTGCCCGCTATGGCGTGGTGCAGGCTGATGTGGTGGCCATGGGTTGCACCTCCCGGGGCCAGGCCAACCGGGTGGGCAAGTGGCTGCTGTATTCGGAGCAGTCCGAATCGGAAATCATCACCTTCCGCACCGGTCTTGAAGGTGCGGTGGTGCGTCCGGGTGATGTCATCAAGGTGGCCGACAGCAGCCGGGGTGGCCTACGCTTGGGTGGCCGCATCACTGCGGCAACCACGGTGAGCGTCACGCTGGACCAGGACCTGCCTGCAGGTTCATGGCGGAT